CACGCAGGTGTTTTAGCATGGCGATAGCAACATCGAGCTCCCACTTCCACGACCGTTTCCCTTCGACCTTTTCGTGATCTGACAGATTGTAGACATCCAACATATCGCCGTTTAATACGAGCGTGTGTATGCCCTCATCACGGAGTGTTTCTATTGCTGTCCAGTATGCCCCGTAAAAATTGCCCGCCGAATCCTTCCGTAGGTCATGGAATGGCCAGTGAGCATCCGAGATAATGCCGATTTTACCAGGTCTAATTTCGCATACTTCGTCATCACGTAATTCGCCTGCTATGGCATCGTCGAAGGGAACCGCCCCGTATTCGGTAGGTGGTGCTTCGGCTGTTCGCAGTTTCTTGAGTGCTTCGGCCTCGCGTTCGTGAACGCTGTTAAGTGCTGCCTTTGCCTTTTGAATCTTCGTTTTTATTACCTCGGGGTTCTCAGCAGCGAAGGCGTGGGCGTTCTTGACTTCAGCGCCGCGTATTATGCCACCCTTGATCTGGGATTTCTTCATACGAGCCGCACGGTAATCTTCTATGATTTCCCGCACGGCATCGTACTCTACATCTGACAGGCGTAAACGCGGCATGTCTGGCCCTGTCTATTTACTTGGAATCTTCAGCGAAAAAACCGATGATGAAGATAGCGACCGCAGTGATCGCTTCCTGTGGGATAGTGTAACCAGTAACCGAGTTCACCACTAAGGCGATGGCAGACACGACGCCTGCGACGGTTGTTTTCCAGTTCTTCATGAGAAGACCTCGGGAGATAGTGAATAAGTGAGGTATGAGTCGCAACATAATCCACGCATTGTGGATTTTATCAACAATGTTAGTGCTCGGCTGTTCTTCATCATCGACGACAGGCAACGGCTGAACAGGTCGTATTTTCTGGAATACGTTCGGCCGTTCTATGCGCCTCGGAAGTACCTTCGTAATTATCGGGTCTTCACTTAGTGACACGCTTGTAAACTTTCTTTGCAGCAGGCTGCACATTCGTTCGTTCTTCTAATCTTACCAGCCGCTCGATGATCTCCACAATGCGCTGTGTGATTAGCTCATCTGATTTCTTGAGAGCAATGATCTCGTTTGTCGTATTGCTCATGACTTCGTGCATGGCGATCACGTTGTCACGTGTTTCGCGGAAATCATTGACTAATGTCTTCACCCAGAAGCCGATGATGGCAAGCATTGTGCTCATGATGATGCCGAACATAGTCTCTACTGTCATGCTTCAACTCCAAACAACGGCGGCGCTGGCTTTGGTACGAATGGTATCATCGGCAAATCCTTAATCCATAGGAACTCTGGGTTAGCGCAATACGCCACTTCCTGCGCAGAGATAATCCAGTTATCCTCGATGTCGTGTATAGGATTGAAATAGCTATCCTGCAAGAACACCTGACCACGCAATGAGTCCGCTTGCTCTGGTGTTAGCTTGGCGCAGTAGTTAATTAGCTCTGTTACTGGAATCTGTGAAAGTATCATACCTGTCTTCCGAGTGAAGTTTGGTAGCGTTGAACGATGTTGTAGAGTGCTGTCGCGTCGGTGTCTGTAAGGCCGTCGCCGATGGTGGCAAAGGAATAATTGGAATTATCATAAAACGATTTAGTTCCAGATGGTATGCCGTAAGCACCATATATCAATCCATTGTTTGGCAGTCTGGCTGAATTTGTCGAGGATGTATGAACATTGCTTCCGGCACGATACAATTTCATAGAATTAGATACTATCCTAGAGGCCATATAGTATCCTTTAACATCATTAGATGTAGATGCGACTTCAGACCCGTTGACACTATAGTATGTAGTGCCAAGATAACGCCATATATCTATGCCACCATCATTAGCAACAGTATCTCTTGCTACGTATGCAAGGCCAGAATTGCTGTTATCTGTTCGAAAATATATTGAATGGTGCGTGGAATTTTGCGATGAAAGAACATTGTCAGGCTGCAAAAAACTATCTGCCCATGAGTTAGTTCCATTACCAGTTACGCCGTCTGAGTTGTGCGTCCATCCACCGCTAAAGCTCAACCTAAACGCCGCATCAACATCGCGTGGGTCTTTAAGATTGAACTTATGAGTCGTCGCTGTACCACCCACGAATGGATAGATCGCTTTCATCTTCGTCCAGAGCTGGGCGTGCTTTAACCCACGAACAAGCTCAATAACAGCGCGCTGCTCACGTGATGATTTGATACCAGCTGCATCTAGGAAAGCCCACGCATCCCGCTCTTCAGGTATAACCGTTAGCCCCTTCGGATTACGCAATGACAAAAGGTTATATCGTGCTGATCTTACGCTCACGCTGTTAGCTCACACCCAAAAGCAGAGAACGAAATTGAAGTAGCATTTGATGACCGCACCGTGATCACATCCGTAGCTGCAAGCGTTATGCCTAGCACTAGCGTTGTTGAGTCGTTGGCGTTAACCGTTACGTCATACGCTATGTAATGCTGGTTAGCAATGGAAGCACCCGCAGGCCTGACAGCCACGCGGTACGTGTACGCCGTCGCTGTAATGTTAGCAATGGTAATGCACGACACGACCGTCTCGGTTGAAGATGGTACGGTATATAGGTCGGTTGCGTTGGTGTTAGCTGGGCAGGACTGGCCTAGCACTTTGTATACTTGTCCGCTTGGCATTATGCCCCCATTAAAAGAAAAGGATGCAACGGCGTTACAGAACTACCACCACCAGAAGGCACAGCCCATGTCTGGTCACCACGTAGAAACGTCGTGTTGTCCGCCGTACCAGTAGCGAGCCGTGCGGTTGCTATCGTCCCTGTCGTGATGTCGCTAGCGTCTATGTTGATCTCGTCACCGCTTTGCAGTTCCTGAATCTGGCCAGACGCTAGGACTAATGGTTTCTTGACTGCCATAAATTAGGCCAGCGTAATAGGTTGCTGTTCTTCAAAGTTGATCTCGGTTGCTGACAGAGCGATGCCGATCTCTTGTGAGATATAGGTTGCTGTTGTCGGGGCCGTTGCAGATGCAGCGCCCGCCGTCGCTCCGCTCAAATAATAAGCAGCGCCCGGCGTCAAACCTGTCAGCCCTGTGATCGTACCATCGAGGTACACAGTTGCGTTGTTAGGCGATGTGGAGTTTGTAATCACAAAGCCGATAGCACGGCGTCCGTTGCTTGCGTCTGCCTTGCGTGCCTTGATTGTGCCGCCATCGTTAAACAGGTTTACGAGGTTGCCAGCCGATAGGTTCTCGGTAGTCGCTGCAACCTTAACAGTAGCCCCAATACCTGTTGGCAATACTGAATTGTCCAGCTTGCCCGATCCGTCGAGAGCTATGATTTTGCCCGCTTCCGTTGCGCCGGATGATGATACGGTAGCTTCGACTTCTGCGAGCTGGCCGCTGTTATTCTTGATATACTTTTCTGCCATGTTACACCGTTTGAATGATTGTGTCTATGTCGATGATTAGTTGCGTGGATGTTAAAGCCTTACCTACGTGAACGACTATAGCGCCGTTTGTTGGTACTGTCTGTGTTAGTGTTCCGTTGGTGCCCAAGTAAACCGTCCCTTTAGTCCAGTTCCAGTTGGCATCTGTCAAGATGCCCGAGATCTTGATAGTTGCGTTGGCTCCAGATGTAACCGCTCCGTTGGTGATGCCTACAACCTGGGCATTTGCTAACGTGTTGTTGCTGGCATAGACAGCCTGCCCTGATGAGTTAGACGTCACAGCACGAAGTGCAGACAGATTCTCACCAGCTACCAATGTGATGTCATCAGAGATAGGCACCAGCCCGCCGCTGGCGATGTCCAGGGTAATGTTCGTCTGATCTACGTTGACACGGAGCGTGTCTTGATTAACGTTGATGGTGTAACTCACTGGGTTACCTCACCGAGAACAGTCACGTAGCCACGGAGTAGTTCGTTCGTTGAACTTGAGACCGTCTGCTCCAAATCCCACACATACACCTCGCCCACCGTCAGCGATGCCGTAGTCGCTGCACTTAATGCTACCGAAAACGTACCTTGCGAAGCGTTTACTGTCGTTATCGTAAACGTTGCAGCAAGAACGTTGTCGATGGTGCGGATCTGGCCAGCGAAGGTGTAACCTGTTATGTTGGTCACCACCCCGTTCGTCTTATGTGTGAATGTACGTGCAAAGGCTGCCCCCTGACGGAGCTCTAAATCAACACGTGCACCTGATGATGATAGTATGACCATTGAAAACCTTTGCTGTGCTCACCACTGGGCCCTAAGGCCCAGTCGTCAGAACAACTTTTTTAGTTAGTCCTTGATGATGTTAGCAGCAAGACCGCGCTCGGTAGCGTCGTTGATGCCTTCGCCGTTATAGAGAACAGCGATGCATGATCCGAAAGTACCAGTCGACCCGTCGCCAGCTGTAGCAACAACGTCGATATAACGATCACGACCTGCGAGGTTCACAAAGAACCCGAAGACCTTGTTGTCGTCGTTAGCCGTTGGCAGTGCAGGTGCACCCGTTGCGCCGTATACACAGCCCGTGATGTCAGCAGCTCCACTCATGCCAGAGTCGTCTGACTCCTGGAGTTTGAGGGCTGCCATCGCGATGTCTGTTGCACCGAGGCTGAAATACACTGCGAGCTTACCAAAGCCAGCTGTGTCGATCGTGTTAGTTGTAAACGATGCATTGTCAACGATTGCAGCTGGTGGCGTAACGTTGACAACCTTCACATTTTGTAGTGCGTTCATGTTGTCACCTATTAAGAATTAATTGTTACGAAACCAACAACAGGGCCTGTTGTACGTGATGCTGCTGTAGCATTGTAGTTGCCCATTTCGTGTACCTTGATGTCGAGGTACTGAGTAGCCTTGACATAGATTGTATCTGTGTCGAAGCCCTTGCTTGCATCTTGCTTAATCGATGTTGCCATGCGATCACCAAGAGTTGCAGCCTGTGTAAGGTTACCGAAGTAAGCAAACACCTGGCTGTTAGCATCTGCTGATGGCATAACGTCGACGAACTCGACAGGATAACCGAAGAGGCGCTGACCGAATGAGCCAGCAAGTTCTGCAGCTGTTGATCCGCCCTGTGCGTATGCGAGGCGCTCTGCTGTCTCACCAAAAGCTACCTTGTTGAAATACCACTTAGCACCCGTGAGTGCGTATGTTGGAACCTTACGCATACCAGCAATCAGGTTACCCATTGTTACTTCTGCGAACGTGTTGCCAGCACATACCTGTGCTGATCCGAGGTAGCCCTTGTGTGTGTCGTTCGTCCATGTTCCGCCGCCATCTTCGAGAACCTTGCGGAGCTTGCCAGCAAGACCGAGAACACCGCCGTATGTTGACGTGCCGTCACCCAAGAAACCAGCTTCGTCTTCCTTCTTTGCAAACTGGCGTGCTACCGATTCTGCAAAGCGAAGGCCAAGATTCTGTGTGCTGTTCATTACAAGTTCTTCAGAGAGAACAGCGAGAGCATACATCTTCTTTGCGTTCAACGTCACTGCATCAAATGACATGTCAGATGATGACAATGTACCTGTCTCTGATCCCCAGTATGCCGTCACGTCATCGCCTGTGCGGAAGATGCGGATGGATTCGGAGCCCATAGGCTCAACACGGGTGTTGCGACGGAATGATCCGTATGTGTCCTTCAGGTTGACGATCAGGCTTGATGTCTCTGTTGGAACGAAGATACCACCTGTGGCGTCGTTACCTTGTGTGTGTGTCTTATAATCAAGGCCAGTAACTTCTGTGTACTTCTGGCGTGCTGTCTCATTAGCAAGACCACCTACAAACAAGCCTGTTACGTAAGCCTTGTACTCAGCATCTGGCATGTTAGCCTTTGCTGATGATTCGCCGACCTTGATGTCGTTTGACTTTGGCAGCTTGTTCACTGCTGTCTTCACTTCCGTCTGGCGTTGTGCGTTCTTGGCCTTGATAGCTTCGAACGACTTTACTTCGTTAGCCTGCTCATTGAGCGCGTCAATTTCAGCGTTCAATGTCTGTGCAGACTTTACTTCGTCCATCGTTGGCTCTGTCTTAGCAAGGAGCGTTTCGAGCTCGCTAGACTTCGCGCTGATGGCGTCGTTGATCTGTTGCAAATTCATGATTGTTTCCTCTTGTTTACTAATGCCCGCAATGCTTCCATTTCCATGGCAGCCTTTGCGGAAACCGGTTGTGCCGCGTCAATAAGCATTTTGATATTGCCTACTGCAGCGGTCAGTGTGTCCATCAATTCGGTCAGGCGTGCCACGTTAGCCGACGATAGCGTGCGCCCTTCCTTCTGCCTAATTTCTGCGCGTTCGTTCAGCCTCGTAATGAGTCTATCGACGTCGGTTCCAACGTCCTCGAGATCATCGTTAAGTCCCTTAGCGCTAATAAGTGCCGTTTGTGAGTTAGCACCGAACAGCACCGGTGACCACTCATAGAGTTTCCCCTTGACTAGTTCACGTGCTCCATCCTGTGCAAATGTTTCCTCGACTACCGAATAACCGATCGAGAACTCGTCGATGATACCTTCCTTGATGTCGGAGTAGGTCTCACGTCCTCGCTGTGTATTCATATTGAATTGGCCTTTGATATAAAGGCCGCCAAGGTCTTTCAAGCTATCAGGTAGCATGGCGTCGCCTGGCATAAGCTCACGGGCTTCTAATGTCTTGGCTACTGGTGTTTTCCAGTCGTGAGCCCAGACGCCCTTTGGCAGTTTGGTCTTCAGCGATTCGTCGAAGAAACCGTACTTAACACGGTCGCCATAGCTGTCGACGTTATTGAATACGGAGACGATGGCCTCGATTACGCCACTGTCACCCTCTGCCTTGGCTTGAAATTCAAAAGTCTTACGTTCAATTTTCATGGTGTGTTCCCCATACCATACGAATTTGGGTTATGCTGTTGTTTAATTATCCACAAGTTAGAGTTGCCTTGCACGTGTGAAACATCGGCAGTTGACGGAGTTGGATGCTGACAAGCCAGGGCCTGCAGGATAGGGTGTCGTCTCACCGCCAACTGTAAAGTTCCCGTTCGCATCTTCCAACTGATCGTGCGCTGCAGCGTGTGCATCACGTGCGCCAGCCAAGGCTACCCATGACCGTTTGATCCCGCCCAGCTCATCCCAGACGGATTTCTGCACGGTACCCGTTGTGGCTGTGGCTGTAGTCCTTGCGATGGCATTAGCACGTGATACCTTCAGGTCAGAGAATTTTTCCTTCAAAAGCCTTGCCAATTCCTCCTCACCAACGCCTGCGTTCTGTCGTAGTAGAGTCTGGATGTCGGTTCTGATGGTGCCTACGGATGCTGAAATCTTATCTGCGCTTTCCTGAATACCAGCCTCACGGCCGCGTGTGAACTCACCCTCAGCGTCGACCTCTTCCTGTGCTAATGCCAGCACGATCTCAGTGAGCTCGGTACGGCTGTCCTCGGTGCCGTCTATAAATTTCTTCTCCCAGACATCCAGGCTGAACTGGTCGTCTATCTTCGTCTCGATGCGGAGTGACTTAACGTCAGCGGTGATGCTG